GTGGCCGATACCTGGAACGCGGTGCCGGACAGACCCGTCGCGCTGACATAGTAGACCGTGCCGGCCGTCAGCCCGGTCGGCAGCGCGCCCGTGGTCGAGAAGATAACCGGATCGTTGGCCGCAAAGGTGTTGGTGACGCTGATAACCGCCGGGCTGGCAATCGAGATCGTGCAAGTGGCCGGCGTACTGACCGGCTTCCAGCTATAGTCCGTGTTGTTGAGCTGGTAGAGCTTGTCCGCCGTCCCGGCGAAGGTGATGACAGACCCGTCAGATTTCATGGCATAGAACGCGCCGCGGCAGGCCGATGGCAGCGCCTTGGTGAACTTGGAGAAGCCGGGAAACGGGCCATAGCCATCCCCGCGCGGGATCACGTTGAGAACCGCATGCGACTGCTGCTGGCTTTCGTAATCGCTGGTGTCCGGCAACCAGGCACCAAAAGGCAGCAAAGGCATTAATGAACCGTCCAGCTTTCAGATTGGATCGTCGCAGGCGTCCATGTCTCGGCCTGGATGGTCGAGGCCGTCCACGACTCCAATTGAATGACAGAAGGCGTCCATGCCTCCGATTGGATCGTGGCCACCGTCCAGCTTTCGTCCTGCAACGGCGTCGGATACCAGTCCTCGTGTACCCAGGTATATGAGGCGGAAAAGCCTGAAACCGTGTACGAAGCGGCACCGGCATTAAGCGAAGGCGTTAGATTTGCTGCGTTCCCGGTCACCGCATAGGATGCCGCAACCAATGGCACCAATGTTGAGAACGTTGCAGAATTGCCCGTAACTGCGTAGCTACCGGCAATAGCGCCTAAGAACAAATTCAGCCCAACCGCTGACCCCGATACGGCATACGTTGTACCGATGGCTACAAGCGTCGGCCTGAACGTCGACGGGGAGCCTGTGACCGAATAGCTGATTCCAGTGACAGGCACTGTAACCGAGAACAGAGCCGCTGAAACAGTGACAGTGTATGATCCGGCTCCAGCCGCCAGCGTATAAGTGATCGCAGCGTCAGACCTAGGCCCGATGCCTACCGGGTTAACGCCAATTGCGCCGAAGCCGAGCATCAGGAAACCTTAAGGCAATCAGGCCACACAGACTTGAGCTCTGCGATTGTTTGCGCCGCATCGATCGCTTGATTTTTGGTAACGTCGCGCAGAGCCTGTTTCTTGGCGACAATGTCGGCGGTAGACGCGCCGGTCTCAAGAGCGCGCTGAAACGCCACATCAAGCGGAGCCATCAGATGCGAACGCTTCTCTCGCATCTTGTCGCGCCATATGTCGCGAGCCTTGATCATATCAACCGACACCGTACTTCCTTGTGAGAAATCAGGAACCCAAGACGAAGAAAACTCGAATTCGGAAGGAAGGTCAGCGTGATCGATGATCATATATGGAGCTTCTTTGGGGATATCCTTTCCAATGACATCCTCAATGGGTATTTCGCCGGTCGGGAAGACGATGGCGATGCCACCATTGATTTGTTGATAGATTACCAACTTCATAGATCATGTCCCGAAGACAATGACACTAGTATCACCCATGTCGGCGACAGTCCCGGCGCTGGCGTTTCCGACGAGGACCTGACATGCAGTCGTTGTCTTGTTGATGCCAGCACCAGCGGCGGATGTGGCGTATAGATTAACTACTGTTTGGACGTTTGTTGCAGAGTTCGCATTCGTGATGCCAACAACTGCGTAGTTTGTGCTGCCGACAGACGCGGTGAAATTCAGAGTATAGTTTCCCGTGCTATTCCGCGTCACACTCGAAACGTTATAGCTGCTGTTTACCGCACCAGTCGACCCAACAAAGTCAACCCACGCCTTCGCCGAATTCTTCGCGACGACGGCTGATGCTCCGGTGCCAATCTGAAGATTTCCGGAGCCTCCGGTAAAGTAACTGCTGCCGTCGAAGTATAAATAGGAGCCGCCGCCGTTGCCGAGGTAGATCGCCCCGGCTCCGGTGCCGCGATGGGTCGTTATATCGCCGCCGGCAACCGTCAACGCAGCACCTGAGATCGTCTGCGCCGCAGTGAAGGTGTTCGCAGCGTTCTTAAGAGGGACGTTGCTCGACAGCCTGGCGTCTGCGACGGTCCCTGATGTTAGCAGGCTTGCATTTTCCAAATCAGCCGAAAGCGCCGTGACGAACACGTTAGGGGCCGCGGAAAAGTTGACCTTCGCCCCTGTTGACGACGCCGTAACCGTTGTTCGCGCAAGCGTCGTCGATGCTACGGTATAAGCCCCGTAACCATCTTCCCACTGTGTCTTGTCCGCGCTCTCAGCTCGATAGGAATAAACCGTAGCGTTGACCGCACCGGCGGACGCTGGGGTCTGATAGCCTGTAACCGCAGCGGAAACGACAAAATCGGTTGTCCCTCCTGCGGTAGGGATGAAGCCGCAGGCGTCTACGTAACCGGTCGCAGTCATGCTATCAGGTGATCGTCAGGATCGGGTTCGGCAGGGTGACGGTGAACGTATTTCCGTTGGTCAGGGTGATCGCCGTGCCGTAGTCCCACCAGCCAATCAGCGGCGTTGTGGCCGACGTGCTGTTGTAGAGCAGAGCGTACTGAAACGGGCCGATTGAGCCACCGGAAGCGGTCCACGCTGGGTTGGTGCCTCCGGCAAATGAGAACGTTCCTGAAGTCTGCGATCCGGTGATGGTTCCGATTGTGGCGCCGCCGGCAGTGTAGCCGTTGGCCGTCGCGAGATCGGCAGGCGTGTTATAGACGGTGTTGGTCGCGACCGGCGCGGTGTTGGTCAAATAGACCTTGTAGATCTGCGCCGTGCCGGTATGCATGTCGTGCTTGGCGCTGGCAACGTCGAGCACGAAGGCGTTGAACTTGTTGAAAGCAGCCATCCGAAATCCTTATGGCGTGATCGAGGTTGACCGCATGACCAGCGGGCCGGAGCCGAACGACTGCTCGGACGCGAGCGTGTTGAGCGATGACAGCGCCTGCGTGAAGCCTGCTCCCCAGACCGCAATGCGGTCGTCCTTCTGGATGTACGGCGATGCCTCCATCAGCGTGCCGTAGAGGTAGACATCCGGCGCGATGGTCAGCAGCCAGTTGGTCGTGTTGGTCGAGGTCAGGCCTGACAGGTTGGCGCGGTAGACCATTTCGATCGTGTAGGCGGTGTCCGGCGTCGGGATCAGTTCGAGCTCGGTGCCGATGATCGTGAAATGCCGCGGCTGGCCGGCGACATCGCCAATCCTGGTGCGGTATTCATCAGCCTGCACGTTGCTGAAGAAGTTGATCGTCGGGCTGCCGGAAACGCTGGTACAGCGCATCCGCCGCATGGTCTGGAAATCGAGCGGCAGCGAGATATATTGCGGCTCTGTGTTCGCCATGTTGACCAGCGCCGTCGCTCGCTTTTCCATCAGGCGGTGGCGCAATTCGCGGTTCAGCTTGGCTTCACAGAGCGTGATGAAGTCGGGTATGCGGGCAATCAGCGTCAAATCCTGATCCCGCGCCAGCCATTCAGTCACCGCCGTGACGAGATCGGAATAGGATGCGATGCTCATTAGCTGCCGAACCCGAGCCAGCCGTTAACCTGGGTGGAGTCGGTGCGCAGATAGCTCCATTCCGGGTCTTTCAGCTTGCGCTCAACCAAGGCGTCCATTTCTGGGCCGAACAGGCGAATGGTGGTGTTTCCCTTCGCCCATTCCTCGTTCAGCCAGCGCATCATGATCACATTGGGAATACGGGCGACGTGCCGCCCCCAATCGCTTTTCTGGCGTTCCTGGCGCGCGTGCTTGTTCCACTCCAGAATGTCTTCGACATCCTGAACGTGCTCGACAACGGTGCGCTCGTCGTCGAGGTGGATGTGGGTTTGTCCGGTCATCAGAAGGCGAACAGTTCTTCAATGACGAGCGTGAATACCTCGTTGGCAACCGGCGTATAGGCCGCCTTCGCCTCGAGCAGCGCGTAGATGGTCTTGCCGGCGGACAGCTTGAGATAGCCTTCGGAGCCGGCCGGGAACGAGCCGGTACCGCAGCATCCATCGGTGAAGGCCAACATGCTGGTCACATCGATATTGCCGAGCCAGTCCGCCGCATTGCTGGTAGACCAGGCTGCGCCGTCGCCGTTGGCGGCGGTCGGGGACGCCTGATAGAGATGAACGCGGAAATTGGCGTTGGTCGCCGATGTGCCGGACTTGATCAGCCTGGCGCGGGTCAGACGGAAGCTGCCCACGCCAGAGCTGTTACCGAGCGCGAGAGACATTGGCACCACAGATCCGGCCGTGGTCGAGTTAGCAACCAGGTTGCCACTCGCGTAAGCCGTCGTGTTGTTCGGTCTCGTGAAGCTGGCAGACGGGTTGCTGATATACATCGATCAAGCCTGATTGACGATCAACTGGAAGAAGGCAGGAATGGACGTGCCGGTCGCACCAGACGGCGTGATCGACACGATGTCGTCCTCATTGAAATACTGTACGGAGGACGGAGTAGAGCTGTCGAGTTGACCAGCCGCCGAACCAGACTGAACAATGGTATGCGTCCAGAGAGCCGAGCCGCCATTGACGGCGACAGCGCATGAGGCATTAGCGACGGTGATCACGCCGCCGAGTACAGAGGTCAACTTGACCGCCGTGCAACGGAACGGAATACGGATGTAAATGGCCTGCGGAGTCGTGCCGACGCTGTCGCAAGGAACCGACAGGATGGCATTATCCAACGTCCATGTGTTGGGGAGAGACATCTTTGCGATCCTTAGTTGGAAGCGAAAGCTTCGAAGAAGTTGAACACGATGTCAGTCGTGGCCGTGGTCGCGTTGCCGGTGACGGCAACCAGAATCGCGGCGTTCTCCGTCGCGGTGATGTTGGTGGTGGGAGCCAGCAACGCCGCTACAGCCGCGCCGACCTGGGCTTGGTTGTGAATGGCAACCTGGGTGTTGGCGTTGGCGGCACCAACCTTGATAATCTGGGCCTGCAACTGCCAGCCGCCGCCGTTTGTCGCGACGGTGCCGGTATCGGCAACCGTGGTGCCGCCGGTCACGGTCGATCCGACGACCGCGGCAGACGGGTTGAAGATGATCTTGACGCGCTTGTTGTTGGCGGTCGCGCCGAACGAGCCAGCCGCCGTGAACTGGATCATCTTTCCGGCCGCGCTGAACGCATTGGCGGGAATGGAATAGACCGCCAGCACGTTGTCAGCCGCCGTGGCTCCGGGATTGACACCGGCGGCGCTGACCTGCTGGTTCATGACGCCAGAGGCGCCAATTCCGGCCGTTGACGAGCCAACCACCATGCCGCCGCTGGGCGTGCCGAGGAACGCGCCAAGCTGGGTCGAGATGACCTTCTTGGTGCGCAGAGTGCTGTCCGCGTCGTAGACCTGCCACGCCATATTGGCGGTGGCGGCTGCGATCGCAGACTCGGTGTTGATCGTGTATTCGGTCAATTGAGCCTCCAAATGAAAAGGGCGGCCCCGAAGGACCGCCCATCAGGGTTGATGATGAAGGCCAATTACGCGGTGGTGTTGTCGAAGACGCCGCCCGAGGACTTCTCGTTGCGGGCCACAAGGGCGTATTCCGCAACGACCGCCCGGCGCTCGCTGTCACCCGTGCGGGCCAGCGGGATCGACATCATGTTGCGGCCCTTGAGGAAGGCAACCGCCCACTTGTCGGTCTCGAGCACCAGAACGTCCCGGGCGCGCTGGAAGCGGTTGGCAACCACCTTCAGCTTGCCGAAGTCGGACTCGTAGGCGTCCACCGAGGCGACGATCTTCTTGGACTTGGTGTCCTCGATCGGGGTAGCGCGACCGACGAAGGTCGAGAACACCTGCTTGTTGAACGCGCCGGTCATGATCACGTCCGGCTTGCCGCCCGCGGTCCAGACCGATGACAGAACGGTTTTCAGACGCGACTCGGTAAAGGCGATCTGGGTGCCGTCCGTGCGGGTGCCGGTGCCGTCAGCCGCTGACGGATCGGCCGCGCCGCCGGCCGTGCCCTTGGAGGTGTTCGACTTGATCCACGACAGGACCGAGGCGGTCTTGCGCGGAGTGGCATCGGCGCCCGTCACCTTGGCCTGGTTGGTGCCCGCGAGCACGGTTTCCATGTCGCGCTTGAGCTCCATGCCCTTGAGCATGACCTGGTAGTCCAGCTCATTGCCGCGGCCGGCATGAATGACCGCCTGCTGGGTGCCGGAGACCTGGGCGCTCTTGCGGCTGATCTGGGCGATATTGCCGAGACGGACGGTCGCCACAGCCGCGTCAGCAGTCACGTCGTCGCCTTCAAGCTGGGCATTGGCGCCGGAGGCCGCAGCCAGAGCCTGGGTCTGCCATTCATGGTTGACGGCGGTCGCGGTTTCCCGCTCGATGCCACTCATGAACGGGGTTTCGGTCGGGTCAATGCGGTAGATGATGTCGGAGAGGTCTTCGCGGTTGCCGATCGCCTCATAGGTGGCGAAAGCATTGGTCGGGAGAGCCATTGTCCTAGTTCCTTATGATGCCTTTCTCCGGGCAGCGAGGAGCGCCATGGCGTCATCGATGCTGCCAGTTGCGGAGAATTTCTGGTTGAGGGCTTGGATGGTTTGAGCTGCCTGCGCCCCACGGGGCGGTGCAACACCGGGCTTCTGAACGGGCGGAACGGGTTTGGTGATGGCCTTCGCCGGGGCCTTCTGCGCTTCGCGGTACTTCACGCCATCAAGGAGGAGTGACTGCACTCGGTGATCGTAGATGGACAGTTTGTCCTCTCCGTTCGCCAGCCTCGCCAGTTCCTGTTGCGTGAATCCCTTGTCGGAGAGCAGTTCGACGGCCGCTTTCTGCAGCCGCTCGGCTTTCGACGCATCTGCAAGCTCAGGGTGAAGCTCAGCCGCTCGAGCGTTTTCCTCCTGGACGTGCTGCGCCCATTTGGTCTTCTGCTCGGTCGTCTGGCGCTGCTTCGACTGTTCCAGCTCGTAGTTGACGGCCTGCAGCTTCTGCTGGTGGGCCTGCCACTGGAGATACCTGAACGGGTCGTCGGTCGCGAGCCTTTCAACGTCCGCCATCGTCTTGATGTCGGCAAATTGTCCGGACTGCGCGTCCTGAAGCGCCTGCATGATGGCCGGCAGCTTGGCCTCGTACTCCTGCCGTGCCTGTTCCACCTTGGTCAATTCGGCCTGAACGGCCTTCTTGGCTTCAGCGGCCTCGTTTTGACTCCGGCGCACTTCGCGATCGCGTTCCTGTTCGCGGTTCGCAAGATATTCCTGCGTCTCGCGAGGCAAGGCCGCCCACCGCTCCTTTGCTTCCTTCGTCCAAGACCTCGGCGGCTCGATGGACGGCTCTTCAGCCGGTTCGGTCGCGTCGGCATCTTCGCTGGGGACAGCCTCGAGCTGGTCAGCGTCATCCCCTTGCGGGGGTGATTCCTGTTCGGCGGTCGCGGCCTGCGGCTCTGCGCTCTCTGCCGGTTGTTCTTCCTTCCTGCCGCGCGAGGACGCCAGCAGACGGGCGGCGTCGGAGACGGACAGGGATTCTTGTGTGATGGCGGGCGGTGCAACGTCAGCGGCGGGCGCGGCATCAACCGCGGGAGCGCCAGTTTCGGTGGTCATGTGGTTTCCTTCTGGCTAGATGATGCCGAAACGCCTCTTGCGCTCGGCTAGAGTGGCGATCTGGTCCAATTCCTTCTGGGCCAGCACGCCGTTGGTAATGACGCTGTTGAGGTGATCGCGGACCTTGCCGACGACGTTGATCGCCAAGAACAGCTTTTCCCGGCCGGTCACGTCATCGATGGTCGTGTTGCGCCAGGCTTCGGTATAGGCAGCTTCCAATGCCTTGAACGACTCGATCAGGAGTTCATTTTCCAGCAGGAGCTTGGCGCGGGAAGCGCGGGCCGCGTCCTGGTGCAGCTTGATTTCGTCAGTCACGGACAATCACCTTGGCTAGCACGGACTTTGGCGTGAACTCTTTCGGCATCCCCTCGCCCATCCATTGCTTGACGATGGCGGACACTAGCCCGCGATAGGGATAGTTGCTCAGGATCGTCATCTTGCGGACATCGGCTACGCAGCCGCCGATCGCGAACATCACGCATCAGCCTTCGGATTGCTGCGCATCGCCTCTAGGCTCTGCTCGTGCTTCTGATGGTCGTGCGCCATGCCCATCATGGTCTCGGCCATGTCCATGCCGTGCTGCTGATGGGCATGCGTAATGCTCTGGTGCTGCGTCAGCGCCTTCAGGTGCGCATCGAGCAGCTTCAGCCGGCTGTCCAGATCGGCCTTGATCTGGGCAATCATGATCTCGCCTTCGGTCTTGACCTTCTGGTGCATGGCGTCGGCCTGTGCCTGCACCATTTCCAGATTGGCCTTATGCGCGGCGGCGGCCTGATCTGTCTGCGCCTTGGCCTGGATCTGCAGCATCTTCGGATCGGGCGGCGGCGGCGGCGCCGGGTTCTTCAGCGAGCCGTCAGGGTTCTTCTCCGTCGGGTCGTTGAAGAACCGATCCGGGTTGCGATGGCCCATGATCTTGACCATCTCGGTTGCGGTATTGAACAGCTTGTCGTCCCCGACCATGTGGGGCTTGCCGCCCATCAATAGCTCTTTCTGGAAGTTCGCCAGCGCCATGGTCTGCGCGAACTGCTGGGCTTTCGAGCCGTTGCCGAGCCCGACGTTGATGGTCATATCATTGCGGTTGCGCCAGTCACGCGGGTCGATCTGAACCCATTGATTGCGCAGCCGGACGGTCTGGGCCTGTTCGCCGTGCTTGCGGATCGTGGCGTGGAGCAGCGAGAACATGTCCCGCACGCCTTCTGCCAGGATGCGGGCAATCAGCTTCATCCGCATCTGCGAGGCGCTGAACACCTGCGCCACCGCGGTTGCGTTCTGGTTCTGCAGCGCGTTGGCGTCGATGCCCTGCGACTGCTTGCTGATGCCGGTCTTGGATTCAATATCGGCGTCAAGGTACTGCAGCGCGGGATAGACCGAGCCGGTGATGTCCGGAACGACCTGCCAGTTCAGACCGCCGGGGTTCTTGGTGCGGACGATGCCGCCGGGCCGCGATACCAGCAAATCGTCAAGCGTGTTCGGGCCGGAAAAGCTCTCCGAGACCTCAACCCGCGGATTGTTGTGCAGGTAGAGGTTATCGAGCAGTCCGCGCTTGAGAGCGGTCTTTTCCTTCTGGATCGGGATGACCAGATCAGCAACCGAGCGGCCGAAGAACCGATGCGACACCGGAATCGGGCACGCCGCCGCGAACGGCATCATATCGTATTCCGCGACCGCCAGCTTGCCATCCCTGTACAGGATCGCGCCATCGTCGCCGCCGGTCACGACCTGATAGAGCTTTGGCTTGCCGTTGCCCTCGTAGTCCATCCGAACGTAGTGTTCGGTGATCTTGACGCATTGGGCAGCGTTGTTGGTGGTCGTGCCGCCACCGGAGGCGTGCTCCCAGACGCTGTCGCGAGCCAACGTCTCGGCATTCTGCAGGCCGGTGTATTCCGGCAGGGCGTTGACCTGGTCGGCGTCGTAGCCTTCCGCAATCAGATCGGCGCGGGTCTTGGTCGGAATGTCGTGAAAGGTATAGTTGCAGGTCTTGATGTCGCGGGCGTTGCGCTCGATGCCGAACTCTTCCGGCGGCACGCCAAGGACGCGGGCCTGGGCGTATTTCTGGGTCTGCAGCACGGTCACGTCATGGACTACCGGGCCGCCCTCCTCCTGCTCGACGCTATGGGCGATGATCTCAAGCGCGCCATCGGACTGCAACACGGCCTGCGCAATGATCGCAAACTCGTCGTCGCTCAGGTCGCTGTAGGTCTCTTCCTTCTCCTCCTCGCGGGTGTCCCACCAGACCTTGACGACGCCGTTCTTGAGCAACAAAGCGTCCTTCAGGAACGAATACAGCACCATGAAACCTGGATTCTGCTGCATGAACACATGGTTCACGTAGTCAGTTTCCTGCTGCGCCGCTTCCTCGTCCTCAGGACCGACAGGCTCGAACCGCACAACCTCGTCAGAGCCGCAGAAGATATCCATCAGATGAGGCATCAGCCCTTCAACGGTATCGGCCACATCGGACGAATAGGCGGTGGAGCGGCCTTCCTCGGCCGGCAGGTCCATCTCCATATCACCCATGTAGTAACGCTCGGCGCGCTCGCGCTCCAGCGTCAGCTTGGCCGATTGGGTCGCGGCAAGCGCATCCGCTTTCTGGGCAGAGATCAGCGCCCTAAGCGTGGATGCGTCGAGTTTAGGCATTAAGTCAGCGCCTCATTGCTCATGCGACCGCCCTTCGGCCATAGTTGATCGGACGGTTGAATCCCGTGTTCACGATCTGGCTGTCCAAGGTCATTGCGAGATAGCGGAAGGCGTCGGCGCCGTGGCTCGTCCAGTCATGGACCGGCCGCGGCTTCAAGGTCTGCAGCTTGTCGTCATATTCGGCGCGGTAAAGCTTGAGAGCATCGATGCCGCGGGCGCATTTGGTGGCATCGAACCAGCATCGCGGGATCAGCGTCCGTACTGCGTTGATGCCATCCTCGACCCGGTGCATGGCCGCGACCCGAACATTCTTCAGCCCCAGGGAATCCAGCGTCTCCAGCCGCGTTTTACCCGTGCCAAGCTCTTTTGCTTGCGCATCGTGTGGAACAATATGATCAGCATAAACGTAAGGGCGATTATTAATCTCGCGCACATAATGGCCGAGATCCACGCCGCTCGCCTCATAGTAGTCGATGATCCTGATCTCACGGCCAACGACCTGGGCGAACCAGATCGCCGTAGCGTCCGCGATGCCCAAGTCCCAGGCCGTGTAGACGAGGCTTGCAGGCTCGTAGGGAACGCCAGCGATGCGCTTGTCCTTCTCGGCCTGCATCATCAGCTTGCCGTAGTAGGCGCCCACCACGGCGGCCTCAAACGAGCACTCGAACTCCTGTGCGTATTGCTCCTCGGACATCTGCGACTTTTGCAGGTCCAATTCTTCCGGTGCCGTGACGCCGGTTTCAGATGCCTTCAGGACCAGCCGAAACCAGCCGGGCATTTCCGCTCCGGCCTCGTCGCGGTCGATCCGATAGAACCAGTCTCGCCCCTTCGGGGTGCCGATGAACGTCGCCCAGCCGCGATAATCGGACAGGGTTGGCAGAATGACCTCTGGCCAAGCCCGCGGGTCGATCTGCGCGGGCTCGTCCAGGATCACGCCATCGTTGTAGCCGCCGCGGAGCCGATCGTAGTTGTCGGCGCCGTACAGGCGAATGCGCGAGCGGTTCGGATATTCAACCGTCAGCTCGGACTCGCTGATCTTGATGCCAGGGATCGCGGACGAATAGAACTTCAGGTAGGACCAGGCCGTATCCTTGGCCTGGCCGTAGGTCGGCATGATGTAGCTGAACCGCGGCGGCGCCGAAGACCGCCCCTTGCAATCGGCCATAATGGCCGCCTTGATCATATCGTTGATGCAGCCGACCGTTTTCCCGAAACGGCGATGGGCAACGATCTTGGCGAAACGCTCAGTCCTGTTGTGGTAGCCCTCGAACTGCTGGCGAGGCGTATAGGGGATTACGACCCGTTGGACTGCCATGTGATTTCGAGCTTGACGGGCGAATCCTCGTCGCCGCCGACAGTGACGGCAGACAGATCCGGGAGCGTCTTGCGGAGAAGAATTTCTATTGCCTTCATCTGCGTTTGAGAAACCTCAACGCCATCAAACACATGACCGTGCAAGCGATTTAGGAGCTGACTTGTCTGGATTTTCGCCCGCGTTTCCTCGTCGTGGCGGATCTTGACTGTACGCGGTGCCATAGCTGGTTACTTGCTCTTGCCGCCCTCGCCCCGCGCCTGGCGCTTGACCGAATAGGCGATGGCAACTGCCTGCTTGATGGGTTTGCCGGCGTTGACTTCGGCCCTGACGTTGGACTTGAAGGCCGGCTTACTGGCGGATTTCTTGAGCGGCATGGCTTCCTCTATCGGTTATGCCGGGTCGGAATCTGGTGCGAGGTATTCGCAGTCCGCCGGCAGATCGACGTTCCCGGCTTCGAACGGCATTGGGTAGTGCGGGTAGCCTTCAACGTCGAAGCCAAGGGCCATGGCCGTGACCTTCAGATCCATGGCTTCCTGTTCTGCCTGAGTGCGAACTGGCGGAAAGCGAAGGATCGTGGCGGTCATTTGGGTTGCGGATCGCGCTTTGCGTCGGCATCGGGCATTGCCGCGCTGCCGAAAAACACCCCCAGCAATCCGACGAACCAAAGCATCATTTGCCCTCGTCAGTCTTACGGCCGAGACCTGGCCCCATGGCTGCAAGGCGCTCGCCGGGGCCTTTGTAGAGGAGGTTGTTAGTGACGAGAGATACGCGCTGCATCTCGGCATCCGTCGCGGAATTGACCGCGGCCACGGCATTGCGATAGCGATCAGCCGCGCGATTGTCCTCGCCAGTCATCGTCTCACTCGCAATTTTGGAGAATGCGGGATTGATGGGTGATTTGGTTATCCGTGTCAATCGTTTTTGTTGGACCTATAAGATTCGACTAGCGCGCGCGCTTCTCCATCCGTGAAACCAAGCGCCTGCAAGATGAACCAGCCGGTGTTAAAAGCCGCAATAGAGCACTTCCGATTTGCTTCTTGCTCTGCTTCTGTTTGAAACTGCGTAGAAATCGCGTCAAAGTACCTATCAGACATGGCACTGCACACTTCGACGATTTTTCTGCCAACCTCATCTCGGTCTAACGTCATCACATCCCCCACAGCCTAGCCAGCCGATCACCGGCATCACGGAGCATTTCAGTCGCCGCGGAAATAGCCTGGACCTTGTGCTTCCAGCCGAGAGCTGAGCCGGCATCCTCAAGCGAGAAGTCCGCACAAACGACGCATTCGACGATTAATGATGACCGAATCCCGAGGTATTGCACCGCCTTGCGGTACTGGTCCCGGTGGAAAAATTGGCGTTCTGTCTTCGCCATGCCGGAAAAGTTGCTCGGATCTGACGCAAACACGCGATCCAGATCAACGCTTCCGATAGACGGCTGTAGGCCAGCATTGTGCCAATGGATCTGGAACTTCTTCAGAGCGTGGTAGGCGTCCGGCTTAATGGCCTTCTTGACGTACATCCGCTCCAAGGTCGCCAAGATCGTATAGCGTTTGCCGCCCATCTTATCGTCGCCTGTAGCGATTCCGTCTGGTCCCGCATGTCGGCGCCTCTCTGGCGTCATAGGCTCATCAGCGGGCCGGAGAATTGGTTTGGTGCGGCCTTTGCGTGCCATCGATTGCCCCGTCCTCAAATCCTGCGAATTGCGCTTTCGAGCATGTTCATTGCAATAAGAACATACGCCATAGTCGGCAGCCAGCTTGGAGCCGTAAGAGCACCAGCCGCCCAAGCTATCCAGACCATTGCGCCGATGATATTCAGCAAAATCATTGCTTCTTTTCCTTCGGCTTGAATTGGAGATCATGCGTCTTGTAGTGCTCGACAGCGGCTTCCAGCGTCATCGCCTCGCTGGCTGCTGTTGACGGGCTCAGGCCCTTGTCGATCTGCTTTTTGAGCGCGGCGAGCCCGACTTCGTTGACCGGCGGCCTTGTCGATTGCCCCCGGCGCATCTCGGCCTGCAGCTCAGCGAACATCCGGCTGATCCGGGCTTTCATTTCCGGGTTCTCCGGCGGCTCTGCCAACCGCGGCTGCGGCGACCGGCGCTTCTCGTCCTGCCAATGCTCATCGGCCCATTGATCCAGATGTTTCTTGATCGCTGCCAGGTTCAGGAACTGAACGCTTCCAGCAATTCCGTTGGTGGGCTCAGCGGCTCGAGCGATCACCGCCTGCGGATAGTTCGATAAGAGCTGGACCAGTCCGGCTGCGAACCCCTTCGGATCGCTCGCCGGAATCTCCGGGTAGAAGCCCAAAATCCGCTTTGCCGCCTTGGCCGCCGCCTCTGGCGAAGTTTTCCAATCCATCGAGGATGTCTCGCGTTTCCTGTTTCGATTGCTGATAGGCCGTCAGTGGCCTGCCAGGTACTCGGCCGGTACGCGCCGCAATGATTTTCGGTCCATCACGCTGAACCCACCCCTGCCAAGCCTGATGCCAGTTGACCTTCACGGCATTCGTGCCGCTTGCCGACCACGCCCACGAGCACATCCGCTCGAACAGCTGCTCGGCCTCGGTCTCGGTCAGGCCCTTGCCCAGCGCGTAGGCCAGATCCGGCCCGCTCATCGTCGCGTCAGCTGGCAAGCGAGCCCCGCGCGATTGTTTTTTTGCGGAGGGTTTGGGGGTAAGGGGGTTATTAGGGGGTGTGGGGGGAAGA